GCGAGGCTTGATAATGGGTAAGACAACCTAAATGGAACGGGAATTTTTCACAACTGACGAATTGCTTGCCAAACGCGGCGGTATATTCACGGCTGACGTTGAAAGTTTTCCAAACTATTTTCTCGCGGGTTTTCGTTGTTACGATACACATAAATACGTTTATTTTGAAGCAATAGACGACGAACCGATACCGCGAGATTGGTTAAGTTGGATGCTGGACAATTTTATGATTGTTGGCTTCAATATCAAACGATATGACTTGCTCGTATTGGCTTGTGCGATATGCAATCCGTTCGCTACCGCGGCAACACTTCACAAGCTCACACACGATATCATCGTTATGGACGCTTCACAGTCAGAGCTTGAAACCGAATACAACTTCAAAGTTCCGCAAACCAATCATATCGACTTGATTGAAGTTGCACCGCTTCGCGGAAGTTTGAAACTATATGCGGCACGCCTACACTGTAGGCATATTCAGGATTTGCCTTTCGAGCCATCCACTGTGTTGACGCGCGAACAAATTGCGATAACACGAACGTATAACTTTAATGATCTTGAAAATACCGAATTACTTCTAACATCACTAAATGACTCCCTTAACTTGCGCGCGGCCTTGTCGATTGAATATCGTCAGGACTTACGCTCAAAGTCCGATGCACAGATAGCGGAAGCCGTCATAAGTTCCGAAGTTCAACGGCTAACCGGCAATCGCATTAAGAAACCTAAGATTAATCCCGATGCCGTTTACGCTTATAAAGTGCCATGTTGGTTGACGTTTCAAACGCCAGAATTGCAAGAATTGCTGGCGATCATTGCATCAACTAAATTTGGAACCGACCAACTAGGTCGTATGATTATGCCGCCGCAATTGGAAGGTCGAAGGGTTACTATCGGTAATGCGGTTTATCGTTTGGGCATAGGGGGGTTGCATAGCTCTGAGCATTGCATTGGTTATCGGGCCGATGATGAAACGTATCTCATTGACCGTGACGTAACAGGGTATTACGGGAATGTGATTTTGACGCTCGGGCTTTATCCCGCACACATTGGCGAAGTATTCTTGACGGTGTATCGCACCATCGTTGCACGTCGCACGAAAGCTAAGGAAGATAAAAATTACATCGTATCAGAAGGTCTTAAAATCACGCAAAATGGAGCATTTGGCAAGTTGGGTTCCCCTTATTCGATTTTTTATTCACCTGACTTAATGGTGCAAATCACGTTGACCGGTCAACTTGCATTATTAATGCTTATTGAGTTTTTAGAATATTTCGATATCGAAGTAATATCGGCAAACACGGACGGTATTCTATCGCGGGTAAAAAAATATCAGCGTTCAACGTTTGAAACAATAATTAAAGGTTGGGAGCAACAAACCGGGTTTCTGACCGAGGAAACGCTATACCGCGCCGTTTATTCTCGCGATGTAAACAACTATATCGCGATCATGGTCGATGGATCATATCCGAAGTTAAAAGGTGCATATAGCAAACCGTCAGATGACGTGAAGCGTCAAACTTTCATCCTTCAAAAAAACCCTTTCGCATTGGTTGTCATTGACGCGGCGGTTGAACATATCACAAGCGGTAAACCGATCGAGCAAACGATCTGCGAGTGCCGCGCGTTTGAACGTTTCGTTATGGTTCGCAATGCTACAGGTGGAGCGCAACGCGATGGCCGGTATCTTGGAAAGGTAATCAGATGGTATTACGCAACCGGAGTAATCGGTCCAATTGTGCGATGCACGAACGGTGATAAAATCAGCATGTCAGATGGCGGTAAACCGGTGATGACAATGCCGGAAGTGTTTCCTAACGATATCAACTATGAGGTATATATTCGTTTATCTGTTGAAATTCTTGAAGATATCGGGTTTCAACCGAAGAAAGGCGAACAATTGCGATTTCTATAGCTTTGAACCTATTGACAACGGGATTGCGCCAGTTTACTGGGTTGACCGCCGGAACAAACCGGTCAGAGAAGAAAGGTTCACCAAATGCCGCTTAACACAATGATGATGTCCACTCTAAAAACCATCGGGGAGGCTTCCGCAATTGACGGTTGGGCTTATGCCAACGCCAAAAGCCCGCCAATCCGTGCGCTGGTCAAGGAAGGTTTCCTTGAAGGGAACACAGACCAAGTTGACCCGGCAAACGCGGATCGTATCGCGTTCAGGTTGACCGCCAAAGGCCATACGGAAATTGGCACGCCGGTTGACAACGCCGGTAATCCACCCGTCGCAGGTACTACCGTGACCGACACCGGCCTGACACCGATTCCCCCGAACGTTCAAGTACAACGGGTCGCTGCCGGGAAATCCGGCCGCAAGGTTGGCGTTCCCAATGTTGTGCCCACAATCGTTCGCGTTTCGGCCCGTATGGCGGCGTTGCCCGTTGTAACCGATGGGCGGACAGCTCCGGGCGGCGGTCGCGGGGAAAGCTACCCGTTCGCCAGTCTGCAAGCTCCCGAGGTTCCCGCGACTGCGACAACTGCCGCGTCCGGCTTCGACTATTTCTTCGTTGCCAATCGCGCACCCTCGCCGGCGAGCGGTGACGTTCCAGCCGATCCGGGTATGCCAAACGCTTATAAGACCGTGAAAGCGGCGGTATCGAGTGCCAACAAGCGGTATGAGAAGAAAACGCCGCCCGTGCATTTCGTGGCGCGGCCTTATCGGTATGAAGGTGTTGACGGCGCGGCGGTATTTCGCGACAAGTGACCGGGTTCGGCTTATAGGCCGATTCCCTTCATATTTAAGCCCCTGCCGGTAAATTGATCCGGCATCATAGCCCGAGACGACACCGGCCCGGAAAGCGACTTCCGGGCCGGTTTTATGTCAGATCCATTTGTTACGATATCGAAATTATAAGATCTTCCGCCAATGCCATTTCCCGCCCCTCAGAGATAGGCTACGCGGCTTCTCTGCCGTGGTCGGTAGTACCCTAGCTCCCCCACACCTTGCGCGGGCTGCTGCCCCGGCCCGGCTGGCGAACCTGACCTGGTTAAACGTATTGACCGCCCGAGCCGGTCGTGCCCGCCGACGATCCTGGGAACACGCCGCTTCCCCCGCCGTTCGTATAAATCACACCGTTAACTACCGCGTTATATTTAACCCCGGTGACTGCCCCCCCTCCCCCGTATGTAAACCCGACGGCATTAATGAAACCGCCGACATTTACGTTAACAAACGATGCTGAAAATGTCAGATTATTCGGGATTGAAACCGCCGAACCTTGTATATTCGCGCCACCATTATCAACGCAAGTTATATGTTGCGTTGCCGCTCCCGAAACCGTGTAGGCTTCCGCGTTGGAATTAAAGAAACCGCCGGATACTGAGTTGACGTGAGAAATCGAACAAGCTCCAAAATTAACGTCACTTCCCAACGATACTTGACCATTTAACGATATAGAAATTGCATTGCCATTATTCCCGGTTCCCGACGCTTCAAGCAACACGCCAGAGACTGAAATATTAGCTCCCATTGAAACATTAACACAATTGCTATTCGTGACATTAATTGTCGTGGTCGTCGATCCTGCGCCGACAAGTGCAATGGGAATAGTCGTTAGGTTCCCGCCGACAACACTTCCAGCAATTTGGAAACCAGCCGTATAAGCGCCAGCCAGCAAATTGACCGTGACCGTAAACCCGTTCAAATCGTATGAATTATAAATGACCGCGAAAGCATGTTGCAACGTGGCAAATGCCGTTCCGGTCGTCAATCCATTAGCTGCGTCACTTCCCGTTGTCGATACATACAGGTTCAAATTACCCGTCAACTTAATGCGCGACGCGGCAAGTTGTGTTCCAATATTAACCCAACCAGATGAAGTTGCGGTCGGAATGTTCGTATTGTTATCGACCGTATTCAAATACAATCCAAACGGCGCATTTCCCCCTGCGCTATAACGCACAATTGCATTGATACGATACGAGTAAGGTGTGCCCCCATTATCCGACGTAGTAATAAATTCAGGCGTTCCGTTTTGTTGATAATTTTGAAGATTAATCGTAACGTCGCTCAAAAGCGCGTTAAAATTCGTGTAAGTTGGCGACTTCGCTGCCGGGTCAGTCAGCAAATTACGCTGATAATCAAACGTCCACCCTTGTTGATAACTTACAAATCCACTTGGATCAGTATCGTTTGGAATTGCGGGGGTTATTGTGCCAGCTTCGCCAAACGAAAAAATATAATAATGTTGGTTCATGTTAGACCTTCCTCACTCGTAAGGCGAAAATCCGCCGTTTCCAAAATTCTCATTGGTCGGTCCAAAACCAAAAACCGGAAATGTTGTATCAACAATTGATTGATCAACTCCCGCCGGTCTAGGTAAAAGATCGTATTCAGTTAATATTATATTCAACGCCGATGGAATTGAAAATCCGCAAACCAGTCGTTGCGTCATATTTAATCCATCAAGCATATAACAAGATCCGTATGTTGGCACAATCAAATCTTTTAGAATTTGATTGGTTTCGGGAATTACCCCTCTTGCCGTCAGCTTGCGATATCGAAGTCGTAACAGCAATCGTTTTTCCGCCAACGTAAAACCGATTTGCGAGGTTCCCGTGCTTGAAAAATTAGATGACCCGAAGTTGGATTTATTTGTTACATCAAATCCAAATGGGGTAATGGCATTCGGTAACGGATCAGTTATCAGCGTTGTCGGAAGTCCCAGAATAATTGCCCACACGTTGCAACCAAATTCGTTAGCCGTTTCTAAATTAAAAACGTTTGAAAACCAATTTGACCAGAAATCTCGTTGATTGGCATCATACCAACTCTGTTTGGCTTCTAGTATTCCTTGAAGATTTGGAGCTTTGTTATACTGCCACAAAAGCGATTTCAGCAAATTGACTGAAAAATCAAATTGCTCAATTTGATTGTTTGTTGTCATACAATTACGACGCTGACATTTGCACCGATTATGGTTGGTTTCTGATAAATCGCCATTGCAATTTCAGCGGGAGCATATATCCCGCTTGAAACAGTCGCGATTTCAACATTCTTTACGTATAAACCCTGGCACTCGGATTGAATACCGGCTGCAATTTCAAATGGTGACGCGCTTTGTCCAACTCCGAAGCCTTGCAATCCGGAAATCGCATTATTTCCAAAATCGACAACCGCTTGCGTAACCGCATCCGTGATATCGCCAACGAAAGTCCCTTGCCTAACCGTCACTTGAACCAAGAGGGGAACCGGTGTGGGTAAATCCCATTTGACGGTGTAACTCTGTCCGCTGGCAGGGTCTATGACCGCCAAGCTCTGTGCGCCGTTCCAATCTGCCCCTTGGCTTTTCGTCGCCAACAAGGCCGTGCCGATGTCGGAAGCCGAACCCCCGTCAATGCAAAACCAAACTGATTTTGCAACCATCGTCACGCCGCTTATTGTCGCGGTAACGTTTTGCACGTTTTCAAGAGCTTGTGATCCTATAACTCCGGAAAGATTATTGATACGCGACAACCCTGCATCCATTAATGCCACGCTTTGCAACGCTAATGTTTTGCGTCGTAAAACTGCCAATATCTGATCACTTTGTTGTTCTGTTCCAAGTGTCCCGACGGTGTTATTAGTTACGGTTTCCAAACCCAAAACGTCAGTTACAATTGTCCAACTACCTGTCGGCGCGGCAATTGAACCGGCAACTTGTGCCGTATATGTGCCTATTGCAGTTCCGGATACAGGATCGAGCGTAACCGCTTCGTTCAAATTGAATAAGTCACCCGATGGCGATTTAATTGTCGTTCCCGCCGCGATCGGGCTTCCTTGAACACCGGCAAGAGTGACGTTATCAATAACCGTGAATGTATCCGCCAATCGCTCCAATCCACTTAACGCGCAAATCGCGTCAAGGAACATACCCGCCGCTTGGTTCGGATTAATCTGATTAGCAAGCGTCGCGTTATTTTGAGCCACGGAACTACGCGCCGCGACTTCGCTTGCAATCATAATTCCCCCGGGAGTTGAACTATCAAGGTCGAACCCACTTCCGAATTGACCAATCCATTCACTTTCAACTTGTGCGAGCAAGGAACTAAGATTTGGAACGATGACGCCGCTAGGCTCAATGTAATTGTATAGCGATCCGCTCATGTTGGAATATCCAATGATGCTGAAATTGTCAAAAGTGTCGGGCTATAGGTAGTTAAAATTACAGCAATATAACTAAACACGTCACCGAGTGTTGACATTGTAAAACTCACAACGCGAATTACACCGCTCATTGCCGTTAACGTGGCACGCGCTTGTGCTGCAAATTTGGCGAAATTCTTTTGCGACCATACATCAGCAAACATCAATTGTCCATCTGTCGGCTGTAAAAACATTTCTCCAAATTGAGCTTTCATTCGGTGTTCGCAACTTTGTTGAAGCGACAAAATACCACTTCCCATTGCCAACCGCCCCGTGTTATCAATGAAAATATCATTTGTTGCGTTTACCTGAATGCTCAGATTGTTTCCGCTCATTTTATTTCCAATCAAGGAACTGTAACCGGAACACCATTGACCCTCAGGGGACCGCCGATAACATCAACCTCGCCGGTCAGGCCAATGATTGCACCGCTCATTTGAAAAATCAAACTACCCACCGTTGCGGTTAATTGAGTTGCATTTAAGTCAAGTGTGTTGCTGCCAACCTTAGCAATTATATCGGTTTCGTTGACTTCAAATGTGTTCGATCCCGCCGTTATCTTAACCTTATTCGGCCAAAAGGATATTTTAATCGTTCCGGCTTGATTTTGAATAACGGCACTTGCGTTGTCCTCCCCGGCGATTGTAAAATTTGATCCAAAATCAGGATAAAACACACCGTTAGAAAATGAATGCATTATCCCGCTACCGGGAGCGGTCGTATTTCCACTTTGTAAATATAAGGAAATGTCTCTATCGTTTGCTTTTATCCAACCTTTAGAACCGGAAACAAGCGGAAAATTAATCAGAAATCCGCCCCCTCCCATAGCAAATACCGGCGCGCTTGCAATTGAAGCTCGGTTAACCAAAGTTCCATCGACAGCAAGCATTTGAATTTGAGGTTGCAATGAGGCAACGTTTTTTGTCCGATCATACGAAATTACGGTCGCCGGTAGGCAATTATCCAAATTCTTTTTGAAGTTGTTCAACGCTTGTGCAATTAAACCTTGCAACGTTCCCTGATTGCTTCGATCAAAATCCGGGTTAACGATCGTTTCGCTTGCACTCATGGCGACGAAGCTCCCGCACCTGTCGCGGTTGGCGTATCCGTAACAGCTTTCAGGCACTCGGCCATGTATTGAAATTCCTTACCGCGACTTGTCAACGCGAAATTGAGCTTGTATATAACATAGGTTCCATTGCAAGTTGGATTGACAATGCTTGTGACATTAATCGCCCCTCCCAACTTGACACCTGAGTTATAGAAAAACTCAATTTTTAACCCTTGTTCCGTTATGTTTGGAACACCTAGCATCCCGGTATTGATGCTCAAATTGAGAATATCACCGCTTAACGGTAAATACGCATCTTTCAACACTAATTGAGTGTCATCGACGTAAGCATCTGTCCCGGCATCTTGCAATTTAACAACTTCATCAAGAGCGTTTCCCGAATGAGTGTAATTTGCAATTGTCTTATCGGTCGCCTGATTATTCAAACTCAATCCGAGATTGCTTGCAACCCGACTTGCAATCACTGAAAGTTTCTGATTTGACCCTCCTGTTGCGCTTCCTATCTTACCTTTCATAAAATGTGCCGTTCCACATTTTAACGTTAGCGTAATTTCAGGAGGCGCGGCAACGGTCGCAATTGTAATATCGCCTTGATACACAAGTGACAAGCCGGTTGATACTCTGCCCGCACGCAACGTTAACGTTTTGGCGGTTCGATTTCGGTTAAATGGCGATGTTTCGCTGATAATGTAATTGCGTGTTTTGTCGTCAAGTCCCGCGATACTAACCACACATTCATTCATCAACGCATTCGCGTATTTTGAACCCTTCGCGCTTATCCCAAAATTTTGATCAAACGAGAATAACTGTCCACTAACCTCGAATGAGACTTGCAAAAGTCTTAAATCAAGTTCATTTGTCGTCCCGCTCATTGATTTGGCACCTTGGACGCCGCAACCATTTCTTGATAACCCAAATATACAAGCGTTTGAGTTATTCCAAATTGAGAAGGATCGGGCAATTCATCATTTGCGGTCAACAACAAAAAATTACCACCGGTTCCCTGATAACCAAAAAACGGAATTAAAAACGATCCGGGTGTTATGCGTTGTCCGGTCGTCAATTGAACTTCATTCTTCATTACATCGGATGCCATGGCACCCGGAATAGTAAAAACGCGGATGACATAACGATCCCCGTCCAACTCGGTTGTAAAAGTCTGGTCGGAAATGTTTGATAATGCCAAAGTTTGCATATTATTTCTCCCCGTTTCCGAATAATATGCTGTAGGCAGCACTACTCTCCTGAGTTGTTGTCGTCGCTTGTTCCGTTGTTGTTGGCGATGCTTTCTGACCGGTTTGATTGCCCACATTGGGCAATGCCGATGTTGATGGCGATACAAAAATGATTTGTTTGAACTTCAAAACCATCGTAATTGTATCAAAATGTTCCGGGTTTTCTTCGTGCGGCAAATCTTGTATGAACAGATTAGTATATAAATCCGTCATCGTTTGAATTTGAACCGGTGCAACTCCATTGAATATAGCGCGAATTTCCTGATACGTGTTTTGAAACGTTTGAGGCGTCAACACCATTGCCAAATCAATCGTATATGGCATTATAACCCGATGGTCAGTTATCACCGCGCCAGTTTCGACAGGATTTTCCGGCAGCTTTTGACCTTCCTTAACGTTGACTTTCAACGGTCTGGCATCGGCAAACAATTGATTGAAATCGGCATCATAAACCGCCACAACATCAGCGGCAGCACTCGAAGCGTATCCAACCCCATTTAACGATTGAGAAAACGACATTTATTCAACCTCAGTATTGAACGCCGTCAGCATAATTTGGCATCAATCCGTTGTAATGCTCACTTAAATGATCCAAGAATGTATCGGTAAACGATTTAGGATCGTCAGTTCCGCTATGTAAATGCACATCACCGCTCATAAGTAGCGAATTTGTGTTTGTTGAATTTCGCGTTGACAATGACGATGACGTTTGCGCCATTAATGGCGTTTTGGTCGAATTTAATATTCCTTTTCCCGCGTTCAAATTTGCGAGATATTCGGCATATTGACCTGTTTTTAATGCTTCTCCGTTCACATCTGCCGGACGGTCATAAAATCTTGATACCGCCGCACCTTTGGCCCCCGCTCCATCGGCTGAATGTTGAATGCGGTTCCAAAACGCAGCTTGGGAACCTTTTAACTCGTGTAATACAAAATCAATTTGTTCATCTTCGCTGCCTTGATCGGGAGCGTGTCCATAGGTCGCATGATAATCGGCTTTACGATCCGCGCTTGTAATTTGCCATAAACCCTGACCAGGACCGCCGCCCATTTCATCTCGGTTTGCAATTCCCCCGCTTTCACGAATAGCTCTGGCCGCAAACCCCCATGCTGTCGCGTCATCCATACCCTTAGCAACAAATTTATCGTGAATGCGTTTAGCGGTTGCATCATGTTCCGCCGATGACGAAGTATCCGGGCCAGAATTGCCGTTACCGCCCCCTGTAAATTTCCCTTTAATCCAATCCCATGCTGCGGAACCCCCCTCTTTAATATCGGTAGTTCCGCCACCTAACAATAAATCAACCGGATTAAGTTGAACGATTTTTTCTAACGTTTCAACAATCGTTTTCAATATCTGACCAAACTTGCCCCAATGAGTATCAAGATAGTTTAAGATTTCATCATTTTTAAGTTTGAAAAAATCCAAAGTTTCCATCACTTTTTTGTAGGCAAATATTATATCTTCAATTGCCGTTTTGAATAACGGATAACGCTTCATCATTTCGCCAATCGCCGAATTGTGACCAGCGGTAAATGCTTTAATGTCGTCATACAAAAAAGCAAACGCGGCAATCAATAATCCAATGCCAATAATAATCCAGGTTATTGGGTTTGAGAGAAATGCAATATTTAACCTCCACATTGCGAGTGTTGCAACTGCGATTGCAGCCCCCAACCCGTAAAAAAAACCGACAACCAAGTCCTTATGTTCCCGAAGAAATAAAATGAATTCTTCGACGTATTTCAACATTCTCCCGAGAATTGGCAAAAATGTTGTGTCGGCTTCAATCATCGCCCCGCGTAAGACTTGTTTAACGTCCATCCATTCAACGTTAAACTTTTTTGCAATCTCGGTATCCTCTTGTGTGATATTACCGAGCATTTTCTGACGTGCGATTAGTTCCTCAACCTCTTTACCGCCCGCTTGTAATATGCGAATTGTCGCCTCGTCTAACCCGATGCCGCGCAACATGGCAAAGCTCTGAGCTTTTGGCATGTCTTTAACTTTTTCCGCCAACTTCGGAAACAACTCAAATATGTTATTCAATTCGTGTTGCGGATCGGTTATCCCCAAAGCCTCAAAGAAACGCTTGCCCCTGAGAGGGGCACCGATCGCCATGCGTTGAAGGGACAGGGTTAGGGTCTGGACAGACTGCACGAACCCGTCAGCCGTTCCCCCTTCCCGCCGCACGGCCTGGCCCCACGCATCGAGCATGGTGACGTTAAGCCCGAGTTGCTTTGCCTGTTCCCCTAAACGTTGCGACGTTTCGGCTTGCTCAAAAAATCTTTCAACTAATTTCTCAACCCCAAGCAACGCCGCGAAACCCGCCGCAATTTCCGCTAAATGCTCGACAACTTTTTTACCCATTTCGGCCGCACGGTCGCCGACAACCGCAAATGCCTCGCCTAACTTAGTCGTGTGGGCAGTTGAATTTAAGGTTGCTTCAACCGTTCGTTCATGGTCTGCAACAACTTTTGCCGCCGTTTGTTCGCTCGCTTGCGTAACGCCCGCGAGTGCAAGTTTTGCCTTGGATGCATCGCCATCAAATACGATCAAAAATGTGTCAAGAATTGACATATTCAAATTACTTTCGCTTTGAATGTTCCGACGCTAACCATTCGTTGTAACGTTGAACGGCAATCACTTCGTAAAGGTCTAACGCTTCCTCTAAGGTGTATTCGTATTTAAGTTCTTTAAGCGTAGCCTTATCGCTTCCGACAATTGCAGCAACGAAGGTGTCAACATTGGGGTAATCGACGCCAGAAAATTCATCCCGATAGTTTTTAAGAAACCCGAGACTACCCCTTGTTGAAAAAAACTTGTATTATACTTCATCATTTCCAGTTCAATTTTAATTAACGTTTCATAATCTGGAACGTGATTATCTATTAACGCTTTTGTAGTCAAAGGAATTTCCGCGCCAGATGACGTTCTAACCGCGACATAAGCCATGAGTTGAAGCATAACCGCTTCATTGCCCGAATAATCGCCAACTTTAGGAATAGCGGTTAATGGGTATTTTGCAACAATTTCCCGGCCAGCTATGGCCGGGAATTTTGAAATGATGTAACTTCGCACTTCACCTTTAAGCGTCGTTACTTCAACCTCTTTTGGTTCCAAAAACGCCATGATTACGCATCCGATCCCGTGCGGCTTTCAAACCCGAACATATAAACCTTGGTTTTCAACCGCCCGGCAGACGACAAACTAGCTCCCGGCATACCATCGGTTATGTCACCATTAGCAAGCGTGACAAGGCTACCATCCGGATATGCAACTGTAATCGTCACAACATCATACGCCAGAATTTTCCCTCGCGCTGGCGTGTTGTTTTGCAATAAAATTGCAAGATTTTTGTCGTCGTCGGAACCTTGAATGACCGCGAGATTAAGTTTAATTGGGACCGCCCGCGACCATGTAACCAGATCGCCGTTAACTCCCATTGCATTATCACCAATTTTCATTGACGGTAAATCAAACGGATCAACGTCATCGGCAAACTGACTGAGTGTAATACCATTCGGAAACGTGCTACTTGCAACCAAATTAACAGTTGCGCCAAAACCAGTAACGTCTTGCATTGCTTAAATCCTTTGTTTCAATTACACGAGGTCATGTGTTCCGGTAACGGAACGAATTGCATCGTTCTTTTTGTAAATCAACGTATAATTTGCAGTCCATTCGACCAAATCATCTTCCCCGATTGCACTTGTAAATTGCACGTCAAGCCAATATCCGACAGATTGAACCTGATTATATGCAAGCGGATCGCCGCTAATGCTGGTAATTACCGCAATTTGCGTTGGCGTCAACTTTGTTCCGGCTGAAATTGTTCCGTTAAACAACGCAAGTGTAATCACCGATTGAAGAATGTTAATCAATGCGGCGCGACCGGCATTGTTTGTTGAAACTTGATTAACGGCCAGAAAATAAGTCATTAACGCTGCACCGGCAGCATCTTTGAACCACATTTCGTTAACGTAAATCCCCATATCAGTAGGGGACGATGAAAGCCCCGTTAGCGTTCCTCGTTGATAAAACTCAATAAGCTGGCCAGCGGTTTGAGTTTCACCGTAATAATTCACGCGAAGCGGATCATATGTATTTGCATCAACGTCATCCGTAACCGTTGGCGTGAAATTTCCGACCTGATACATATAATTCTGCGAGGCATTGCGGCGCGTATAATCTGTTGCGGCCATAATCATACCCGGCATCAAATATGCAAAATCAAGAGTGATGTTCGAGCTTAAAGTTATGCCCACACCGGGCAAATTAATCAATCCTTCGGAAACTGCCGAAGCGGTTGCAGTTGTAACCGGAGTTAATTGCATAAACATATTGTTTTGTGTTGCATTCCAGGTAGCCAGCTCAAGCCATTGTCCCTCGCTTAACGCAGGAACAAACGAATATGAACCAAAATTATTAGACGCAGCCGTTGAAGCAATCATTGTATTTGTCAACGATTGCGCTGCCGAACCATTCGAGAAAATAGCCTTGGAACTTTCCCAACCGAGCAATGCGCCAAGATCGGGACTTGTGGCAACTGTGATTGAAACCGGAGAAGTCGCAGTCGATACCACGCCGCCGACTAAATCAAACGTGCCAGTTGTCGAATTCCATGTGACAGTCGCACCGGTCCACATGGCGTCGCCGTTTGCAGCTTGAATTTTTGCCTGAATAACTGCGGCAACTGCGGCCATGCTACCGGCACCACCCAAAACAAGGTTGGTCATCGTTTCGCTAATGGGCGTTCCGCTCGCACTCGCCATATTCAACGTCAGATGATTAACTGATCCGGTCGCAACGAATTGAGCAAGCGTTCCGGTCGCAAGCGGATCACCGAAAATCAATGGCATCGTCGCAGCTTCAACCCAACTTGCAAACGACATTTTTTGCGGTTGCGTATTTGTCTTGGAAATGAATGAAAAATATGCCGCTGCGATAGCATATTCCTGACTTGCTGATCCAAAATAATTTTCAACATCCGTTGGGCTATCAAATTCGGCAAATGAATTTGTGGGCAACAAATTATTAGTTGTAAACATTCGCAAAATCAATTCGCGATCACGAACGACCTGACCGGCAATAACCCCGGAAGTAATATCAATATACCTTGTAAATGAAATTGCCACGCTAAACTCCTGTCAAGAAAATCCTGTTACGGTTTCCGTTGTTGCATCGGTCGATGGAACAATTGAGCTAATCACATCATTGTAAGCAACTGTAAAATCAAACGACGGGGTTGCCTCAAACTGCCCTTCATCATCCTTAAAATAAGGTTGACGCATTGCTTGAATTCGATAAATTCCAACCCCTTCCGCGAGTAATGCTTGTATTGCCGCGTCGCTTTGAAGCGCACGTCCAACCGCGCGAACATAATCAGCGGCGGTTGTTTGAGTTGTGTTTGCGGGATTTTGAATTGCAAGCGCATTAATTTGGTATGTAACTTCCATTCGTTCGGTTTCGCTATGTGTCATAACGCTATCCGCGAAAATATTCTTGCGACCCGGAAAGCCATACCGAGTTTCGCTCAATTTGAAAATATATACCGTATCGGTCGATGGTGTTCCTTGCGTTGTCGGCTGATATTCTTGCAAAATTGGAACGCTTAACGATTGTGCGGCTAACCCGGCACTAATCGTTGCGATTAGTAACGTCATGAGTTGATTGTCGGTCATGCCGTTAACCTAACTGCGATAGGAGAATTCCAACCGTCAATTTGCTTCCAATCCGTTTTGGTTAAACATCTATAGCGGTGTGTATTCAAAACGAATTCGTCGGGAGCTTTGTCACGTTCAATATCCGTTGCCGCTTGAGTTGTATAAAACGTGACATATTCTTTTGCAAAATCCAACCCCAATTGCAAAAACGCGCTTCGCGGAACCGGTTGAAACGATCCGTAAACCGTAATCGGTGCGGCAAACGTTGTAACTTGCAATCCAATTCCGTTAACTGTGCGACCCGTGGAGCTATACCATTGAACAGCCGTTCGTCCTATAACACCTAACGCCTTATTTAACAGATTTGATCCCGGTATCATGTTGCCGAACCTTTATTTGCGACAATATGAGTTGCCGTAGCTATCATGTATCCTGTATCATTCAATGGTTTTGCACCCGAATTCGTGCTAGGTTCGCCGCTCGCACGCCGCCTGTCGCGTGCATCAATGGTTGCCTGTTTTAACGGAGGTTCCCAAACACTTACAATTTGTTTTCGTATTGATCCTTCCGCAACGCCGCCGATCAATTCTAACGCATCGTCAAAAGTTCCCTCGCCTCGCAACATGCGTTTTGAAGCATAACTTACCGTCTTTGCCCACAACTGTTGAACTTGCTTAAACATTCCTCTTAAACCCATACGCGGCGGTATATTGTTCGTTGGGCTTCCAAATTCTTGAATGGCAGCAACGTAAGCCACCTGAGTCCCATTTGGATAGACCGAGCTGGCAAACCAGCCCACTTGACCTTCGCGGCGGGACACCCCTTCTAGCGCGGTTTCCAGGGGCTTTCTGGCCGGTCCCGGTGTTCGGACTACCCGAGCAGCCATATCAATAACAGCCTGGCCGGAACACGCCGCCGACACGCCGGAAAGCGGCAAGTTCCGGCGTGCCCCCGACGCTCCAACCGCCAGCCGATCTCACTTGTAAAAGTGCCAAGAGTTGCTGACCGTATGGCGTCAGATTTAACCACCATTGAAATTGAGATTTAACAGGTGGGGGCATTAACGTCACCTGTATTTTGTCGATACGTGCGGCAACCGCCAACCCCGGCGCGGCGTTGTTTTCAGCAACAATGATGTCGTTCAATGCCGCTAAATGTGCCGTCATTTGATACAACGCCAACTGACGATTTTTGTTACGCAACCAGCCGCGATTGTATGCGCTTATATACGAAGTTCCCTGAGTGAACCAAAGTTGCAAACTTGCTTCGGTATATGTAATCGTGTTCGCAAAAAACGGGAACGCCGTTCGGAAATCCGCATCCGTATAAACAAGCGGGTTAGGATAATCCGTCATTTAATCAACCTTTTCGTTAAGCGAAGTTATTCACAATTCGCGACAACGGCTTTGATCGCGGCATATTTGTTGGGCTGTAACCCGGCCTTCCCCCAACCAACGGCACGACAGTTTTACTCATGTCGCCGCGATCTTTTGAAGTTACGTAATCGTTAGCAACCAACGGTGCCGAGCCGTCACGCTGCATCATATCCGCCGCAACGGCATCAGGATCGTCACGCCAGCCGCCCGCCTTGTGAACGACAACCCAACCGGTTTCAACCAATTTCTTAAATGAGGATTGTGCATTCAAGAAATCCATTTCATCTTGCGTCGCTTCGGTCATAACTCCAAGCATAGTAATTAATCCACGCTTTTGAGCAATACCGGCACCCCCTTTGATGACAAACCGACGACCCGAAACTGGCAATTGTTTTGGGTCAGCCGGTTGATGCCATTCGGTAATGGTTGTTGAATTCGTAATTGTGGAATATAACCGCCATGCCACATTTGAATGTGGTCGGGCCGGTTTAATTGCACTTTTCGCCACGGTGAAAATCCTTTTTATTTTGCGATTAAACGCGGCTACTTAACCGCGTTTATCAAATCAGCAACCGTAATAGCGGATGACCGCATAGGGACGTTTACACATAACGCCAGACGTGGCATTTGAATAAACTTCTTCATAACCCTTCGTCAATGTTTGCACGCCACAAACCCGGAATTTGGCCGGAACGCATTGCAACCATGTCCGCCCATCGTCAGTTGACATATCCGATACGTTTTCAGCGTAAAGAATGGCAACATTCAAGCCGGCATGTGCCCCGTCAAGTTCCGGCGCGGAAACAATACGAACGCGGGGATAAGTTTTCGTCAACCAATCGCGAACACTCACGCCGAAGTCCGTTGTTACCGTAAGGTAGTCAACAACCGCGGTCGCAAGTCCAAGTGTGATTGCAGTTGTTTCAGGATCAACCAAATCTTGAGTTGCGACACGCAACCCCGAAAGCATCGTGCGAATATCTTTCGTGATTTCGATAAACGTTTTGGTTGACCATTGAGGGAATGTTGAAGCTCCATTCGGAAATTCAATGTATGCGGGAAGTCCCGGATCATTCAAAAATCCATAAGTCAGATTATCACCGGAATTATATCCGAAGAAACCAACCGCATTCCGCTGAATTTCAAGAGCAAGCGTCGCACCTTCACGCTTCGCGGAAGCTGTATTGACCCGCATTCGTGAAGCGCGGGCTTCCTCCAATGTTCCGACCCGCATTCCCTCTTCAAACCTGACAACGGTTCGCGTGTTAAAATTAACGTTCCATGATGCCAACGGCACGTTACCGTAATCAGAATAAGGAACGCTTGTTCCGGTGACTTCCATCACACCTTGCACGATTTCTTCATCTTCCCAACTGCCGCTTGTGGTAATCCCCACAAGTTCATCAATTTTACGCGGAGCGGTAACAATATTCACAAAACCGGGAAGCCAATTTTGCAGAAATTGAACCGGGGTATTGATCGAACCGGTTGTCAACGTCGGATCAAGTGCGTCAAATGTCGTGACGGCTTCAATCATGCGCCTGAGTTGAAGCGGGGGAAGTTGAATTCCAATACGCGACAACTCGTTAAAATCGTTCGCATCAAATGTTGCAAACCTTTTAACTTGTCGCGGTCCAATGTGAGAATGTTCAACGCTTGCAATTGTGGGCACTGTATTAAACTCCTGCTAAAATTGACCGTTTATTAATCGGTCAGTTCACAAATGGCGATACCGTTCGCGGCGGATTGGCGAAGAATAACCTTACCGTGCGGAACAAATGATTTTCCGGCTGGCGCTGCGCTTGGACCGGTCATAACGGTTGACGCAACCGCCGTGATAATATTTGTATTCCAATGCGTCGCGTCAATATTCGTTGTCACAATGGTTCCAGGTGGAACACCGGCCCCGCTCAAAGGCATTCCGGCGTAAACCGCACCTGACGTAAGTGCGCTGGTTGTCAAAATACCGGTTGTGACCGCGATAACTCCGGTAAATGACGTGATAGGTGCGATTGAACCCAACGCGCCAGTTGTATTGTCGTAATAGAGCAAATCGCCAGGATTGGCGATATTTCCCAACAGGAGATTGATTGTTCCCATTGTGACCAATTCGCCGATTGTATCATCCGGCAGTGTCAATGTCGGCGCAAGACTTCCGCTGAAATTGGCATACGACTTCGGCGCGGCCAGCACACCGGCAAATCCCGTTCCACCGCTGCCAGCTTGTGCCGTTCCTGATCCGGTATCGGTTCCGGGGCTGGTAATTGTATAAGCGGTTGCGCCAATGATGTTGGCTTGCGGCGTGGAAATCAATTGCCACGGGTTTGACCTTACCGGCCCATCGTAAATAATTTCACCTTGCACACCAAATGCTTGTGTGAGGTTCACGGTTTGTTGAAAGCCCACTTTGAAAGTCCTTTCTTAAATGCTAAGTTTCAATTACGCGGCAACGGGTGCGAGAAACTTGTCAACCGAAGTTGGTTTATTCGGGTCTTTATTGTCCAATGTGTCAACCGAGAAAGCGGGACGCGGCGGCGTGCGACCATGCAACCATGCGGTAACAGAATTGAATTCCTGACCGTCAGTTGTCGGAATGCCGAGTTTTTCAATTCCATATTTGGCAACATCGCGGAGCGTCATTGCGCTATGATCAAATGTCCCGACAAACCCGGACAGTTTTGCCGCGAGATTATCGCGTGCGGCAATTTCAGTAATTGCAACTTTACTTCCGCTGGTTTGCTTCAAAGTTGCAATTTCCGCATTCAACGGTGCAACCGCTGCCGTGACGGCGGCGGTAATTGCACTGTCCATGGTTTCCTTCGTAACAGTCTTATCGGTTGTCACAGTTGGGTCCTTTTTGACAAATGGCGGAGCTTTTTTTTGGCGTTTGGCCTTGCCGGTTGCTTCATCCATGACCGGATTACCGGATGCGTCCATGACATCTTCATAATCGTCGCCAGTATCATCGGGCGGCGTAACTTGTTCGTTGATTTCCGACAACGATGGGCCAATTACGTTAAGAAAATCCTTGATATCTTCAAGAGTAGGGGGAGCGTCGTTTTCTGCCGTTGCAATATCTTCGTCCATTGTGGCAATCGGTTTGCCAACCAAACCGTTCTTATTGGTTTGACCGGGCTTTGTCGTATAACGCAAAACCATTGCGTCAACCCATTTCTTATTTTTCGGCATGTGAAAATCCTTACTATCAAAAGTTGCGGTAATTTCGTTTGCATCCAACACGTAAATGTTATCGCCCATACGACCGTCAGGAACGCCAGCTATATGATTACCTCGCTGATTACGCTGCACGGCATCATATGGTATTCCGTTCCAAATTCCAGGTGTAAAATCGTAAGTCGATTTGTAACCTAGCGACAACTCCAATTTACCCCCTTGTGTGCGCCGATCGAGGGTCTGTGACCAAACTTTGATATTGCCATAAACAATACCGTCGTCGGGATTAAAAAAAACTTTGTCCCCAATTACACCGTGAATTGGTCTCGTTTCCGCAGGAACGTAATTATCACCTATCGCCGGATCACCTAACATAATGTGATTGATAATCAGCGGCGAAAGTCGTAATGAATTCAAAGTTTCCGGCGATGATAATTCTTCCGGCGGTCGCAGCACTTTGTAAATTTTATCCGCTATTGGCGCATTGATTGAACGGCCCAAATAATCAAATACGCCAACCTGAGTTAAAGGATTAGCGGGTATTTCAAACCAACCGTTACTGTCGGGAATTCTCGCCGTCATGGATGCAACCTTTTCTTGCGGACCTTGTAAACCGATTCCCTCAAAAAGAAAAGCGGGTAAATGAACTATTCAACGTCATCCGCATTCTTTTCGTCATCGTCGTCATATTCAACTACCGGTGAAAATGTGCAACGGCAATTAGGTTCATCACCGGGCATAACCATATTTCCATCGTCGTCGCCAACCGGCGCACCTTCGTTTAAGTCAAACACTTCACCGTCAAAATCTTCGTGTAATTCTCTCGGATGTTGACTTCCGCCGCTATGCAACCATTCCCCTTTGGTAACGCCAATTTTACGCATTCTCCCGGCATTTAAACCATTAAACGTTTTTCGCGTTTGATCCATCGCGGTATTATGCGCCCAATTTGTAATTGAACTTTCTTGTTTATCAAAGAACGCTTCAAGGTCTTTAATTCCGTTGCCGCTCGCAATACTATCGTAAACTTCACTCCTGACATTATTCATATATCTGTCAGGAATTGACTTAATGAAATCCGTCGAGCGATTAACAGATGCCTTTAATATTTGTTTTGTTGCATCATCCAATTTGCGAATATCCAGCGTGAGTTTCGCACCTTCCGACTTCAAATTTGGCATATCGACAACTGACAAGCTCGCTTGCGTAGCTGATGCACGGTTGATATTATCCACCATCCAAGGGGACAATCCCATTGCCAATTGACCGAATAATTGATCGTAAGCAGCTTTCAATCGGTTCATTAATATCCGAAGTTGACTTCCAATCCCTTCACTATCCATTGTAATAACCGGCTTGCTAATTGCCGCAAAATGATCTTGTGCATAATCCTCATTCATCAAGTCAACAATCTGTTTACGAACGTCAGCAAGCATTCGCTTAACTGCTTCTCCTATGCGGTCGCGATAATGCATTTGCGTTTGAGCTGGCATCCGTAACGGCTTGCCCACAATGTAGTTGCGCTTTTGCTTACGCCGCTTCGCCACGGTTTACGCTCCCGGTGTGGGCTTAACGGCAACGGCGCGAGGCTTTGGCGCTTCAACGTTTTTGGTTGCACCGGCAACGCCACCTTGACCGCCAGAGCTACCGCCCGCGTCGTCAGCCGGGTCAGGCATGTCGGGTAAATCATCCATCGTTAAACCTGTATAACCGCTATCAGGATCGGCAATGATCCGTTTCAATTCAGCTTCAGGTTCAATTGCACCGCTGGCAATTAACGTTCCGCCAACTTGAGCATTGGTCAGATTAAGTTGTGCTTGTTCGAGCGATGTCATTGCGTCAAGTTCATTCCAAACAGGTGTGACGTTACGAAGCTGCAAATTAAACTTCGGGTTAATGTGGGATTTAATCATTAATTGATAATGACGGCGCAACAACTTGTTCAAATCGTCGGTCTGTAGGCTTTCCAACGTTTCGTGATACGAACTTTCCTCAAATTCGCCTGTCGAGTTAAACCCTTTCGGTTGCGTTCCAAGCAATTTGGTTCCCGGCACACCGGCAATTGCGGCAACAATTTGATATTCTGACATCATCAATTCATCAAAACCGGTTAACGATGTTTCAAATTGTTCCAGAGTGTCGCCAGTTTCGTTAATCTTAACGCCGTAGTTATCGCGAGTATTTACCCACCAGTTCATACGTTCATCGAATTTATCCTGATCAGCTAATGCCTCTTCCAAACTCGTGTTCAACACTGTTAGGCGTTTCGTCATTGCCAACATCGGACCTTCATTAGCAACCCGTTCCGCCGCATATACACGCTCGTATATAGCTTGGGGAATGCTAACGCCGCCATAATAATATGACGGTTTTAGAACGTCGGCAACCTGACCGGTTCGATAAATTACCAAATGCGAACGATGAATGCTTTTACCATTGATGCGCCAAAACTGCGGCTCGTAAAAATGAATTCCACCCGGCTTCAACGTTTCTTCGCTTGATAACTCCGGAACAATCCAGTATGGGTCAATTTGTGCAATACCTTTATAGGTATATGGTTGCACACCGTCAATGTTGAACGGTTTCAGATAATAATCAGGGTCGTCACTTTCAACAACGAACTTGCATACGCGAATTCCGAAGATACGACCAAAGCGAATAAACTCTTGCATGTTAAAGTTTATGTCGTATTTATCTTCATCCATTTCGCGCATATAATCTAGCACGTCCGGTTTGAGTTTCTGACCGTTATTCAACGTGATATTATAACCCTTTCTCACCGCATCTTTAGCTGGCATCGTGCAAGCCTTATCAATCATCCAATGTTGTGCAAGAATGGCACACATTTGATAACCAATAAACCCTTGAGAAGCATACCACATTAATTGAGTTTCGCTAATTCCGGCAACCCCGAGTCCAAATATAGGCTTAACGCTATCTTCAACATCGTTTGCGTCAAACGTGGCAACGTCATTCCCCTGTCGCGTGATCCTGACGGGGGCAGGAAGCGTCAAGAGCCTTGCGAGCTTCTCACGTCGCTTCGCTACCGCCGCGCCGTCCTGACCGCTGAAATCGTCCGCGTGTGTGGAAAAAAGCCCGCTTGACCGTTTGGCAAGTGCCGCGATTGGCGCGGGCTTCCGCTTGAATAAATTCTTAAACATTCCATCTGACCTTTATGAAAATAATCCGAAGCGGCGCGGGGAATACAGCATCATAATCACGTCAGCCAAATTCGGTGAACGTGTGCCATCGGGCTTTTTGTTTATCAACACTTTACCCAACGTATCCAATTCATACGTTGGTTGCGACAACTCAACCATCAACTTAGAAAACAACTTCAACTCAGACGAAATTGAAATCAATTGATCCTTATCGTATTCACCTCCATTAATCGCACGGTGTGTATTCTGAAACCGAATTCGTAACGACCACCATGCTTGCGATTTGCGATTTTTGAAAAAATCTTTATTCTTTCGACCTTTCACCATTTGATGATCCGGTTGTAATACTTCACCCGATCCGCGAAATGCCACAACACTGATTTCACGCTGCTGATTATTTTTGCGCCGCTCATTTATCATACGAGCGTCACCGCGAATTGAGCTACCGATACCATCGGCATCGTATTGGAATGCCGAGCATGAATATTCATCTGATAACGCGAAAGTTCGTTCACAAGTATATAGCGTATCGCTACCTTTACCGCTCCATTCTTCCAGAGCGATCAATTGAATTCCATGCTTGACGCCAAAAGCGTTTAAGTCAATACCTTCATCGGCAACATCGAGTGAAGCGTCAACGCCGCCGGTAACTTCAAACGCTAATTTCTTGTGTGCATCAACTGCGGCTTGTGCCCATTCGTGCGGTATAACAATGCCTTCAACTGACGCATTATAATTGATGTCGATTTCTTGCGCCAACGTTACCGGGTCGAGGTCATTTTTCTGTTTTTCATACCATGCATCATCTTTACGCGGATCGTCGCGCCAATGAAATGTGAATGTTTCGATCTTGCCCCCAAATCTTTTTTGTGCAAAGGGATTATCCATGCCAGCAACGCTAGATATATCCTGACGACAATTCGTTGTCGCACTTAGCGAAGCGTCAACAAGTTGTGGGCGTTCAATGTGAGCAGCTTCGTCAACAAAGTAAATTGATTTTCGATCCCCGCGACCGATATTATCGCCGCTTTCGCCGGTAATTGAGCTATCCGTGTTCGGAAATAAAATTCGCATGTGCGGAGCTAAATCAAGGTTCCAATTACCGCGAAAATCAACGGGCAATTTTTTCATAAAAAAGCGAGCTTTCCAAAACAATGATTTAGGATCACCCAACTTATCGACGTATTCTTCTTTGCGGGAACCAAAGCCAACCGAGACACCTTCATTAAACAAACAAAGCGTGCAACTTAACGCGACTGCTAACCATGACAACCCGCCGTCCCGGCTTTTCTCGGTCAACCCGTTTTCCCGTGTGCGCCACTTCCGCAACACATAAGCAATCCATTCTTCCTGTTTATCAAAAAGGACGAAAGGTATTGTTGTCGGTAATCCGATATCGGCATTGCGAGGGTCCCATGTGCAACCCCAATGACTTATAAACGCCGCAACCCCGTTTGGACTGTCACGATAATAATCTCGGAATGCATCAATTGTTTGAGTTTCACGAATTAGCGTAATTAATTTAACGCGCCATTCCCATACCGATGTATAATCGGGTTTTTTGAAATCAAAATCAAATGGCACAATCAATTGAGTGCCCCCAATACACTCATAACAATTCGCTCGGCTTCCCGAGGATTGTTACGATCAAACGTCACATTTGACGGTGCAGCATTGACAGTTAATGACACGGCTTTATCTGACGGTTTGACAACCTCACCGTTTAATTCGCGAATTTCTTTTGAAATCTTCGCGGCAACATCATTGTCCCGTTCACTTAACAATCGTTGTTCAAGAATTCTAACTCGCCGTTCTTTACTTAACGGTTTGCCAATAAATCGTTCCTCGCCAAATTCTTCGATTAATTCCTCTTGCAACAACGTGACGTAATAATTGCCCACAAGGTGTTCTCGCATTAGCGCCACCTTAACCGGATCACCGCGCGACCATTTCATAATACACAAATCGGCAGCTTCGCGACTGTGTAAAGCCGCGCCCGCATATTCTTCGATAGCGTCCTGAGTTATCCAGGAAACATCGCGATGAAAGCTATCGTATATTTCAACTCGCGTTCGCATTTTCAATTGCCATAGAAAACAATTTTATCGTGTTATATTAAAATGGCAACGGAACTACAATGTAATTGACCGTTACCATAATCGTGCTATTACCGGTCGTCGGATTGCCAACTATCGTTCCAACGTAAAGGGCTTTGTTCTCATAAAGAGATATGTTTGCCGCAGAAGTTCCCGTCGGAGCGGAACTATTATAACCATTGTTATAAAAATAGTTTCCGGTTGCCGTTATTAACGCCGCCGCTGAACCGGGATCAGCAGCAGGGGTATTGTTGTTGCCATAAAAAATTACGGGTGGATAATTGTTTACATAAGCAATCGAGTTAAATAACAAAGCATAAGATGAAGTGATAACCTGTATATAATATCCCGCCCCCGGTGCGGCAACGATCTGGATTGGAGTTGTGTGCAACGCGAGAATTTGCGCGCTACTGAGAGTTATGGTCGCTTGTGAAATTGCCCCCGCTGCAATTGTGCAACTCGAGCCGAGTGTGCAATTTTGACCATTTACCGTTGTCGAGGAATTAGCAAGAGATGAATTCGGAACGGATACAAGTCGCGCATTCGGCAATGTTCCCGATGATATATTAGCGGCATTTGTTGCATCGGTAGTTGCACTCGCCGCGAACGAAACGCCGCCCGTCTTATTGCACGTCATTACCCCCGAATTGGTAATTGTGCAATCGCGCGACATTAAAACGCCAGTGGCCACATTTGATCCGTTGCCAACGAATATATATCCATTCGTAAGCGTTTGTCCTAATCCGTCAGTTATCCCGTAACCGGCAAGAGTTGTGGGCAATCCTGTTAAATCGGCAAACGGAACCGCTGTAACGCCATAACCGGCAAGTGTGGTTGGCGTTGTTCCAATTTGCGACCATGTGATGTTAGTTAACGCCGCTCCGCTACCCGATGGCGCGAGATAATCCGTTCCGGCAATTGCCGCACTAACCGAAGTTCCATTCCCTTTCAAAATACCGCTTATGTCAACCTCAATTGCAATTTGAGGGTTTGTCGATGGACTTGTTACGTTACCGCGAAAGCCATTTAAGTCGGTAATAGAAACGTTCGTAACGGTTCCAGTTCCCCCAATGGGAATGCAACCAACCAACCCACCGTTGTTATAGACGCCATATCCGAGACCGCAACTCCCGCTAATCGCGGAACCGACCGTTATACCGCTGCCCCCGCCAGTAAATCCAATCGCACCACTCGCAACATAAATGCGAAGCGTTGTCGGACCTGACAACGATATGCCGCCAATAAATACGTTACTGATACCCGATACGGTAGGAAGTATCGAAGTTCCGATGCCAGCCGGAACCGGAATGCTGGACAACCCAAATCCGCCGGTAATCGCAACGGCACTCGTATTGCTGCCAAATGCGACAAATGCCTCGTTTAATCCGACATTGAAAATGTTAACCGTGTTGCATGAACTGCTATAACGCGGCAATTGAATTTTTGAATTTGTCGGCCCAACCGTCAAGGTTGTAACGCCACACACCGTTGGAGTTTGAGCTTGCGCCAGCGAACTTAAAATGCACAATAAGCCAGCGAAAAATACAGCCTTAAACTTGTTCATTTCAAACCTCAATTCGTCGTGACGGTATTTCCAGCGGCAATTAACGTAGCTTTTGCGGTTAACCCCGCTCCGGTTGGCGTCGCAGACGTTCCGGTAATTGTGACCGTGTTGCCGGTGTAAAGCGTAGTGCCTCCCGTGCCGTTTAATGCGGCAAGAGCGATCAACAAATTGTTTACGCTCGTAACATTCAAGGCGCAGCTTGTAAACGTGACATTTTTCGTAACTGATTTTAACGATGAACCAATATTGAATGTGACAAGTCCATCGGTATTAAGGTTGAAAGTAAGCGAATTCCCCGAACCGTCATCGCCGATAGTCTGAATAACTGGCAACTGAACATTAATTAGCGATGTCATATCGTTGATCTTAAAATCACGAACAACGGTATTAAGTCTCGGAAACGATAAAGTAGGAAGCCCATTCATCGAGCCATTGTAAAAATTTCCAATGACAACCCTTCCGGCGATAGCGAAAAGCGGTAATGAGAGGGTTGTAACAGTGTCACCAAAAGGCCCAAAAGCACCTGTGCTGCCGGTCGAAGTAAATGCCGGTAAATTAACTGAGATTGCAGCGGTAAAACCTGGGCCAAAATCAGAGATAGAGTTTACAAACGATCCTAAATTAACTGAGGTTGCAGCGGTAAAGATCGCATAAAAACCACCGTTTATCATTACCAGCGAAGGAAAATTAACCGAGGTTGCAGCGGTAAAGATTGGAGAGAAATTACTATTAATTGCGACAACCGAACCATAATTAATCGTCGTAACATTGGTTGAAGCGGTTGTATCAGTTGCAATCAACCCGCTGACAGATATATTGTCAATTTGGAGCGCACCTTCGTTAATAACGATATTTAGTCCTGTAGGATCACCGGTATAACTAATCGGATTAGTTAACGGTGCGCTCCCGCTCCCACCCCCGCCTTTTGACGCAACCGCGCCGTTGCCGAGATAAATACGAAGCGTTGATGCACTCGATCCGGTAATAGCCGCGACGTAAGTTCCGCTACCACTCCAAACAGATGTGCTTACACCGGGCGGAATGGCTATGCTATTTAAGCCCACACCGGTTGTGTCTGCCGTGACGGAACTTGTGCCGATCGCAACAAATATTTCAACCGCGCCATCGTTCAAAAGCGTAATGGTTCTGCAACTCGGGCTGACAGTGGGCAAAACGATACGAGCACTAGAGCTTGTGACCGTTAGTGTGGTCGCTCCGCATATTACCGAAGCTGGCGGCGGGCTTGGCGGCGGTTGTGCGAGCGTTGCCCCTGTCAGCGCAAGCAATAACGCAATTGCTAACTTAAATTTGTTCATTGTAAACCTCATTTTCTACCACATTCCAACACGATGAATTCATTTTGAGCTAAAATTCGTCGTTTTGTTTCATAGCTCAGATTTGCAATATCACTGTCGCTTAACAAAATTGGCGACAATCCGACGCAAACGCTATCCTTGCTTGAAGTCGGAACGCAACCGCTTATCAACGTCAGCATTACTGAGCCGATCAACGTTCGTATCAATGCTCTTTTTATCTTCAGCATCTTTAATTTCCTCGTGTGGTCGCTTATTAAGAAAATAATTAGCGATCCAATTCAAAAATTTCCAAAACATCATCAATCCTTTGCTTTTGACGGAACAACCTTCAAATCCTTTTGTTTTAGATACCATGTCAGAAAAGCGGTATCTAAATTCAACAAGGGGACCGCGATTGTTGCCCCTGCGGTAATCGCAACGGCTGGCGCGACACCGCACCGTGCCAGCCCGAGAAGGGCCAGCACGGCACACACCTGGCTAAAGCGTATCATGCGCCCGATGGCACGGAAGCCGCTACCGCTGCCGCGACAGGCGCGGGAACGGTCGCAACCGGGATTGACGACATGACGGAAGCTGACGGCGCGGGAGCGGGAACCGCGCCATTAACGACTTCACCCGCGACGCTAATCGCGGAACAAGCCGTTGCAACCGCATTTGCTTCGGCATTCGTGACTTTAACGCCGACAACCGCCGCGAACAACCCGCCATATTTGCAAACAAGCGTTCCGTCGTTCAATACGTTGGTTGCAACGGTTCCAATCTGAGTTGACGTTGCGGGTGAAATACCGAGACCTTCAAGAGTTGATACACAACCGGAAAGCATAAACAAACCGGTAATCAAAATTCCAAACTTACGCATTTTTGATATCCTCATTTTTCACCGGAACCGGTGAACTGTCAAAATAGTAAAAATGACCGAGTTTATAATGTTCGATAACCGCAGGATTATCAACCATGACTGTAAACTCGCCCATTGGCGATGCTTTCATAAAACGTCGATCTTCCTCAATCCTTTCGTCATAACGAGCTTGAAAACAAAATTCGCGCGCGTCAAAATTCCAGGAAACTTCCTTAATCGAAATCAATTGAAATTTACAACGAACCTGCATCGCATTACCTCCCAATTGCGGCCATAATTGAAGTTACCCCGGTAATTCCGAACATAACCCACTCTTGTCCCGTTGTCGGCAACGTTTGACTGTGCATCAACGTTCCAAGCGTTGAAAGCACAACCGCGATTGCTGCCCATGTTGAACCGGGCGAACCCATGATATTTGACAATCCGTGTGGCGGAGCTACCGCAACCGCCGTTGTTTCAATTGGTGTATCTACCATGTTATTTTCCTTATTTCCAAAATTTGATTTTTTCAATGAAGGTAAAAGCCCCATTGTCGTGTAGGTTGACAACCGCAACCCATATTGTCGTCACGCCGATGACAATTGCAAACAATATTTTAACCACGCTCACAAATAATCCACCGGCAACGACAATTCTGTTGATATTTTCAAGAACCTTTGCGTTAGCCGTTGACTGCGCTAATGTTTGGTCTAGTTGTGACTTCATCAATGCGAGATCAACGATAATTCGACTGTCTTTTGTTTTGAGGTCAGCAACCTCACGAGCTAAACCTGACGTTACTTCTCGAAGATCGCCAATCGCAGCAATCATATCGTCCCGCGTCATTTAACTCTCGGCAATGGCTTGAGTAATCGGATTTTCCGTAAGTTTTGGCGCGGCTTCCGCAGTTGAATGATCGAGTTGAACGATTGGTTTTACAACTTCAACCGGAACCGATGATTTAATCAGGTTCACCGGATAATGTTTGAACGTAGGCATTGAATAACCCCCTTTTCAAAATATCCACTCGCGACTAGCACACCTTCCGCCCGTTTCGCCAGTAGCAAAAAAGCCCGGCTGCGTAGGCAACCGGGCAAAGTTTGGCCTGACCGCGGCGCATCACCAATCGACGCCGCTTATATGATTTATGCCTTTTGGGGAGCTTGTGCAATCATTTTGATTGCTTCCGTTTGCATGTAAACTTCGCGCCGTTTCCAACCATTCAAATACAACGGCGCGTTGCGTAATGCTGAAAGAAATTCCATATCCGCTGACGCGATTTTCAAAATCAACGTTTCGCTTTCAATCTTACTAATTGCCGCCAGTGTTTTCGGTCCAATCACACCATCGGATGCGCTGCCCACAATGCGTTGTAGCAATTCGGCGGCGTGTGTATCGCCCGACAATGTGGCGTCGTTGAATACCATCAGATCAACGCCGATTGGCAAAGCGTCACAGTTATTCGCTTCCCAATAGTTAAATTTCAACACCTTTGCAAAATCGGAAACCGGCGCGGCGTTCATATCACCTGACACAAGCCCCGAGTCAACCGCGTCAGCCCAACTGTATTGGGTGACACCGTATGACGTTGCAAATTTTTCGCCCGGAGCGGCATCAACACGCACTCCGTCAAAAATCCAAAACGCATTTAAGCAAGCCTCAAAATTACCTTGTGCCATTTTACCAGCTCCGTGTGAGTTTAGGTTCGCCAACCCGCGACCTACCGTTATGACGTTTTTCGTAATTGCAATCGAGGCACCAGAACACCCAATTTTTGTTGATTTGTTCTGATCCGTTTTTTCGTTTACGTTTTCGTGTGTGTTGATATGGACGCCAGTTTAATGCTGTTAATGTGTGAATTCCGGCCGGACATTTTTCAGGTCGCGGCTTTTTGCGCGCGTCCATATGTTCACCGATGCTTTATCGTGTGATACTGAATAGCTTCAATTTCCGAAGCCATGTCGTTAAGCGTTTTCGCCGTTGACGCATAGGTATCTTTTTCCTTTTTCGTTTTGGCAATTGCATATTGAGCAAGAGCCGTGCCAGCTTTTTCACGGATTTTTTCGACGATTTCATTTCGCGCACCGTCCCGCGTTTTCATTTCCGATAACATTTGATTTAACCTTTCATTGCGTTTGACTGTGAAGCAACCTTAAATTCAATTGCCTCAATTTCCATTCGGAACAAACGAAATTCCGTTACCAGTTTATCGGCTTCAACATAAGCCTTACTGCCAACCGGATATTTGTTCAGATCATTCGTTAAATGCTCAATTTTGTCACGAAACATGGTCAGGATTTCGAGCTTGAATTCAATTCGTGAACGTGCCGCCGATACGGCTGGTGGAATGCTAGTTGCCCGTGGCATTGTCGCCACCATTAAGCGTTATCGTTTGCGGCGATTGCCACGTTTCCCACTGGTAGGATAAACCCATATATCCATTCTCAAACCTTAACGATCCGACATCAACCTGTCGCGTGCGGCGCGCAATCTCACGCGCACCATTCGGTTGATAACGTTTTGACATTGACGCTTTAACAACGCGCCGATCAAATTTCGGTCGATTTGTTCGTTGTTCGGTTTGATTTTTCGTTGCATGTGCCAACTCAAATATTTTGAACGCTTCTATAATCGCCCGGCTCATTAAGCTCGCATTACCGAGACCGTAACGCATCGTCGTTTTCCTTTCCATCAAGGTATTGAGTTAAGTTATGCGCGCGAAGTGCATTCGTGTTTGCAACAGCGCGACTTGCGAGATATCTTCCTTTCCGAAGATGCCATTTAACCAAAACGGCAATTTCTTCATCGGTCAGCTCAACCTTTTTCATTTTGTTATTTTCTCCACCGCTTCATTCAATATGCCTCGCATTTCCGGTGCGCTACCATTCTCAATCGCTTTCAAAACTGCGCCATAAAGCAAGAGAAGATCGTCGCGCAATTTTTTCCCCGCGCCAATATGACGCGCTGACCATTCGTTGACCGAACGAATTGACGCCGCCATCACATTTCCCCTTCGTGTAAGTATGCTTCCAACGTATCTCGCGCATGTTCCCAACCGTAACAAACTTGAACCGAGAAACCTTGTTCCTCTAGTTTTTCTTTCCAATACGATTGAGCTTTGCTAGGTATTCCCTGCCGCTTATCGTTGCTTCGCGGTCGCTTCAATTCGATAAATAACCCGTGGCATTCGTGACGCGGGACCGGTAAACCAATGTCGGGAAAACCGGATTTAGCTCCGGTCGCTTTCATTCGCGTAGCTACGGCAATGTGTCGATGACCGCCATTCGGAATGGCATACATTAACCTGAGCAATGGTTGTTGATACGCGGCAGTCGAAGCCCAACAAAACAACGCCGATTGATGACCGTCCTCGGTTCCCGACTTCGCGAGGTATTGAGGCGTAATGCTAACCATTGATGAAATCGCGCCGTATGCTGTAATACTCAATCACATCAACGTTAACGTGGAGTTCCTTCGCCACACTAACAACGCGATTGACATAATCAACGGCGCTATTCAATTTAATAAATGCACCAAACATTTGATCGCGTATTGGTTCGTCGCCCAAAAAACCGGAGCAAACAATTTTAACCACATACATGACAAGCCTCGTTTCAGTTATTCAACTGCACAATAAGTTTATTCAATTCATCTCGAAATTCCATTACGCTTTTGACCGGAAACAACGCGACGCTAATGACGGTTTCATCCAAAGTAAGAAACGCAATTGCAATTTGACCATCAATGGCCTTACAACCTATAATAATATCGTCACCCGGTTTCATTCCGTCTGTCATGCGTTGCCCCTTTTGGTTGCTCGCACCCTGTAAAGGCCACTCCGGGCGCAAGCCGCCTGGCCGGAGCGACACATACGAGATTGCCCCAAACCTCAATCCCGCCAGCGTGCGAGCTTGCCAGCTAGGACAGAGCAAACGGATTCCCGTCAACGGCATATTTTGACCTGGCCCGACATGCCCACAACTGGCTCCCGGCGAGGCTACAGGCCGGTGCGGGCTTGCCAGCTATCAGGGTAGCGGCCAGAGCGGCGCGGCTGGTGTACGGCACGGCTGGCGCGGATCGTCAGGCAACAAAAAACCAGCCCGAAGGCTGGTCAGTTGTCAGACAAGGGGGCAAGTCGCGGTTACATGCCAGCTTCAAGCCTCGCCAACGCTTCTGTAATATTTTGCCATTCGACTTTGCTCATAATACATCGAAATTCCCCAATTGTGAAACTGTAACACATGGCGTGTCCCTCAATTCCGCCAATGCCGTCCGGGTATATTCCAATTTCATGGGTTAATGTAGCATCCGCCGCAATTGCCTTGCGCGCACCGCGTTTGATTATAAGCGCCATTGTCGTTTCCTTTCTCAGTTTGCAGCGGATCAGAGTTCAAGGGTTGGAATGTGTCGCTTGCCTTCCGCGAACAAGTGCAACTTCCCATCGAAGAATTGAGCCTCAACGATGTTAAGCGATTTGCCGGTTGCATCAACCAATACAACCCGACTGTCGCGGAATTTACCAACGATGTTTGCAAGGGCGGATACGCGCAACGTATCGTCGTTTCGTTCGGGATTGATTGTCGGTATCATCGTCGTTTCCCTTTCTCAGTCAATCAACTCGATTGTATCAACCTCGGCCAGTTCCTCGGCCAGTCGTAACGTTTCAACCTGCTGACGTTTGAACTGTTCAACGAGGTTCGGAAAATTGGTTCCGTTAAATGCGTTTGCACCTAGCAAGTCTGCCGTTTCCCCGTAAGCTCCGGCTGCCGTTTGCAACGCATTAACCAGCGTGTGTCGTGCGATTTTATAAGACATGGTTGTTTTCCTTTGGTTCATCATAAACACTTCCGGCAAGCGCGAATTTGATAACCTTGCCATCCTGGCAGATTACCCAACTATGCCGGAATTCTTTTTGCGATAGCGTTTTAGCGAACGCTATCGCATCTTGCAACTCGGTTTCAGCTTCTCCGCGTTGCTCGCATGTCACCCCATGGTGAACTGTGTAAATCATGCCTTCACCTTTGCCGCTGCAATTCGTGCCAGTTCGAGCGTGCGATGAATACTCAATCGCGAACCATGCCGATCAATCAGCACGTATTCATTTTCCGCGAAATGTTGTATCCACACTCTACCGCACTTTTCCTCATACAGTCCATTGGGGCCGCTCATTCCCTTACCCTTTCCAGTTGCGAACAAACACATAACCGTTGTCGTCTAAACCGCCCATGATCCATTCACCATCCCAACCTAAATCACCGGCCAGGATCATTGCAACCTTCGCGTGAAAAGCCTCAATTCCGCTATGATCGTAATAGCGGGTAATGGTCATTCCCCCGGTTGACGTGGCCTTGATCCGCCCGCCAAGCCGGTTGGTTGGCCCGAGATAGCGAGTAGTGATTGACTGAGCTACCGTGTAGCCCAAATTGCCGACTGTGCAACTCATTGGTTCAACTCCTATTGGTTAACTCTGGTAGTCAAGGAAGCCTAGCGAGCTAGACTTCCCAAACTGTCAGATTTGTGGAACCCGGTAAACTTTGGATACTCCCGCTTCCCGTGCCACCATCTCAATCCGCATACGAACAATTTGATCGTTAACCTGATCTTTCGTCATATACGCTACGTTAGGATTAGTGCCAGTTTCGTAATCGAAGATCGCAGCTTTCAATTGTGCATCGGTAAGTGAAGGAAACTGTCTTTTGTAACCAGGATTTCCGTTTCCGCCAGCGTCCATTTCCGTAGCTCCTATGTTTCAACCCGGTTCCGTTCCGGTAATCAGGGTTAGACCACATTCCCGAACCCAAATGGTGACAAATTTGTCACACTTTCACGAATTTTCGGGAAATTCGTCCAACCTCGGTTCAACCCGTGTTTCTTTATTTGGACGCTCGGGTCGTCAGTCTCAAAAACCTCAGTCTCATTAAAAAAGACACGTTTTTCGGGACGATTGAGACGTATCTCAATTATGAGACAATCTCCGTATCAGACTGTGAGATTATGTATGGCTCGATAATTCTAACCTATTGATATCATGTATATATGTGTAATATGTGTGTTATGTGTGTGTAAGTATGATTGCAATTTAATACTAACATTAGCGAAAAACCGGCCTGGCTCTAGCTAAACAATTATTCCCTGTTATTAACTCTTCAGAAATTGTTAATATAATTGTTAGCCACTGTAAACCATACACATACAGACCGAGCGACCCCGCGTATTGCACATTTTAGTCGAGTTCCGAATTTACCTCTTGTCAGGATCAGCATCTTTCATTTGTAGGAAGTTTAAGGTTTTTATGCATGGCCCTACATATGATAATAATTTCAAGAGGTTACATTTTGGATTTTCTTGCAACAATCCTGATCCGGCAACGAATTTTTGAATAAAAATTGAGACGGTTCAACCTCGTATTAAACAACGATACAGTTCCGATATATGTTACCAATTAGCTCCCGAAACACGATGCCCACATGTGGTGGGGCGACCGATTAAATGATGGTGATATGCCGTTGACAGGCTTCCGCGCGAGCTGGCATGGTGGCGAAGATCGGTCAGCCTCATAGACCGGTTGCGATGATCGTAAGCCGCGTAGCGATCTAGCGCACACCAGGCGCGGCAACTCTCCCGGCCAGCCTGACACGTCACCAAACAGGAATCCCAAACCATGTGCGAAGCTCGCAAAAAAAACATAAGCGTCGATATTGATCTAGCAAAAGGTTGGCGAGCAACGTTAAGACGCATAGACGGCATCGAAACTTTAACCATTGTTTCATCTGGCATTAGGTTGGATTTAACGCCAGATGAAACCGGACGGTTACGCCATTTGCTTAAACAATTACGCTTTTATGATGATTGGGAGAAATACCTGCAAACCATGGACAGGGAATACATCGCGCCGAACGGTGATGTTATTCATATTGGTCCGGCGTTGGGCGAGATAAACAAATGGTATGTCATCCGGCATTTACACGATAAATTATATCGTGAAATCGGAACTGACGTTAAACCGTTTGATGATTTTGTTGCGGCCAATGCCGAATATGAAAAATGGAGGAAATGAAAATGCGCGACAAAGCCAATTGGGCATATGTGATTGATGGTCATGCTGATCCGATTATTGCATCACTGCTGATGACTGAGCTTCGTCATTACCGACACGGATCGTGGTCAAATGAAGATTTAGAAACCATTGTCGCATTGATTGGTGCGATACGCGAACAATCGGTTGCGCCTCACGCATCGTCGGTAACATATGAACCTAAACCTGGAAATGTCTACTTCAACCCGTGACAGATGAAAGGAAACGCCAATGCCGCCGCAGTTGAAAATCGTCAGTCGAAACGAAACGCGACCACTATATGCCATCGCGTATGAAATCCAGAAACACCGAATGGATTTGCCCATGTCGGCTTGGCCATATCTTTCCGCCATGTCACAGTTGACAAACTCATATGATTTGTTCGGTGTCACGCGCGGGCGGGATATTATCGGCAGTTTTCTCGCCAATAGCGGTAAATGGAACACGTCAGCCGCACACCGCATCAAAGGTGAACTTCGCGAAATGCTGTAATGGAGGTTGTGTCATGGTCGATTGTCAGGTTCACACAATAACGATTATTGCTATCGCGGTTATTGTTGTCTGTGCGTTGCTGGCGTTGACTAACTACACAGCATACAAGGTTGGATTTACGTTCGGTAAACAATCGCGGTTTTTGAACGTAGTTGACGAAATTCTCGACAAAAGGAAGGAATACAAGAATGACAAAGTTGTTAACCGAAACGGCAGATTATGACGAACCCGGTTCATGGGGAAGAATGAGCGAGGGATGGCCATATATAATAGATCGCGCGTATGACCGCTATGTATTCGCGAATTGTGTCACGTCAATTCCTTATGGGTCTTATGTTTTTATGGGCGATCGTTTGCGCGTTCATTCCGAATATATAGAACAATTAAACACCGATTTTGAAAAGGCCGGTCGTCCCGATAGTCGGGAAAGCGTTAAACGCCGCCAGGAAACAGGTACCGTGCTGCCTTCCGGCAATCACGGTCAGGCTCCGCAATGGTGGCACCCGTGAACAGAGAGCCACGCCTGACGGCCAGCTTGCCCGGTTCCCCTGTCTCACGTCGCCAAAAATTCAAAAGCCGTATAGACCCGCTTCAGGCCCCGGCAATCCACCCGCCGGTATGGCTGGCGATCTTGATCATTGTCGCGATACTGGTAATGTGGGCAATCTGATATAAATACGTCAACCAATTGAGGGGATTGAGTAGATGCCTACACGACAAGAATTCATTGCGGCTTATTCTGACGAATTGAAAAACATTCATTCATGGGCGCGAGATGCCTCACAATTGAATGAATTCTTAATCGAAGTCGAACGGGTATTGAATGTGTCAACCGGCATTGCAAAATCACGGTGGAATTATACCGGTAAAGCTGCGTTGCGCGCGTGGCGTAAGCTCGGCCAGGGAAACCGGATCACTTTGTTAAAGTTGCGAGCGTTGACAGTGTGAGGGAATCGCTTTACCGGTTGCGACGCGCTGCACAGAGCTGATTAGATGGTTGCCATTTAACTCGGGAGGTTGTCATGAATCCCGCCCGGCCAAATCCGGGTAGAAAACGCCGCTCATTTCTGAGCGGCGTTTTTGTTTTCAGAATTCAATCGCACATTGTATGCACTTAACACCGTTGCAATCGACGATCTTAAACGCACCATATTTGACTAATGATGACAGCGCATCATCAAACGCCTTACTCGCACCCAACCGATGATTGCGAAACGGCGCGAGTTTAACGCAATAACCGCGTATAAGCGCAATCTGAAAATATCCGGCGTTTATCAACTCTTGTTTAACGCCGCCGTAACTTTGGAAAGCGTGATAGCCACCTTCAACCATTCGCACAACAAGATTTTTGATTTCAATTTCTCGCCTGTCGTCACCTGTTCCGACATCGCCAGTTTGAACTTTTTTCTGTATCTTATCAATTGTTGGTCGCACAATTGACATTGCTATATTGACGTGTTCCGCTTCGATCCGTGGCACCGGAGCATTGACGCCAATTGCAATAAGGCTGGCGATTTGTCTGACGTGATCCTTGGCACGCGACCATATTCCAGCCATGTTTGACCGGCTTTTGTTCGCTTGTTCAATTTCTCTGTAACAAACATTATCGAACCATTCTAGCTGATCAATAACTGTTTGCGATACGGGTTGCACGTCAACGAATTCATCAGGTCTACCGGTCAACGTTGGCGCGATATTAATTGCCATATCATAAATATATGCAAGTTTTTCCAACAAGTCGGGAGGAACGTCATTAGTGGGTTTAGCGTTGCGCCGCGTCAATCCACCCTCATATTCCAGAATGGTAAAGCGCGGCAGAAACCCAGATGTTAACAACGTTGTTGTCATTTCATCGTAAAATTGTTCCGGTGTTCCGGTTGCCAAAATTGTAAGGGACGCTGATATGACCGCTTTCCCTTCGTCCGGCGAGGGACCGCGTAAACTATATTTTCGCGGGCGATAAATTCTTCCCGGTCCCGACATTTCCATAAGTCTTAACAATTCGGATCGTATTTGCGCCAGAAACGCGGGCGGATTGGGTAACGCCATCATTCGGATATGGTCAACATATTCATCGAGCTGCGCCAATGTTGACGGTGCATTCATCATATGTTGTGCCAACCCTTGCGCCGATCCGAATTCCGTTGTTATCATTTTTTCCAAGTGATCAGCTCGAGCTTTACCGTCGATTGAACGCGGCGGGGGCATCGCACGATACCGCGCGACCAATGCATTAAATCGCGCATCATTCGCCTGATAAGCAAAACTCTTTCCGGTGGATGTTTGCGCCAACAATAAAAGATAAAGTGACAATCCCATCGTGCCATGACGGTATGAACGGCTGCACAACAAGCTCATAGTTGAAAGTGCGGATGCGATTGCAGCTTCCGCGACCTGATGAACGGAACTGCCCCAGGTGTGGGCAACAAGTTCACCCATCAACCCCGGAATTAAAATAGGTTTTTTAGGGTTTGCAAAATCAATCGGACGACCCGGATCAGCGGTGTAAGTTAATTGCGCCACGGTTGGCGATTGCATCCATTCGGCACTTTGAAAACTACCGAGTTGTGCAAGAGTGAACTTCGGTGCCCACGGTGTTACCTGATTTGCATCAAACCATGCGCCGTTAACTGGTATGGTGACTGTAGCGGGCATTCGATCAAACGCACGATGCACCATGCGCGACACGTAATCCCCTCGGTTGGCTTTGGTTCGCTTACCTAATGCACTGGCGCGAAATACACGCATGGTTTGCGTTGCGTTGCGACTATAAAACGCGATGATATTAATAAGCGCGAAGTCGGCTTCCGATTGGGATTTACCGCCGTAATCGGTTTCCCAATCCCCCGCCCATAATCTATCGAATTTATCACCATTCGCGGCGGTTTGCGCGTGTTGAATAACTTCAACATCGGTATAGTGTTCCGGTTGTAAGCCGTCATATTCAGTAACTTGTATCTCGGGACGAATTGCGTCGTATAGCTCAGTTACTTCAACTTGACGATTTGCAATCGGAACCGGATTGATAACGTTTCCGGTGAACGTAAAAAATCTCAGATTATCGTAACATTCAATTCCGCGTGTTCGATTATTGGTCCCTATCGCGGAAAGCGACGCTTTGACGATAGTATGAACACCTAACCCGGACGGAGACAATTCCGAATAACTGTTGAGACGTTCGTAAATTAATCTGTGATCTTCGGACCTAGCAAAGTCTGACGTTTTGTTGTCGAAATCAAAACCACAATAAGGATCAGACTTGGTAAACACGAAGCCCACACCGCAACCCATTTTAACAGCTTGCGATACGGCAACGTCGAAAGATACCCAATCAAGAGGATTAGCGACACTTGCTTTTCTCCCGTCAACCGCGCGTAGCGGAATTTTAGTTGTTCGTGATGCACCTTTTTCATCGGTCGCAGTTTCATAAGCCCAATTGATCCATTGATCAAAGGCTTTCAATTCGTTTGGAATATTGTTAAACGACACGGTTTCGTCCGTGTTAATCGAAGCTCAATGATCTTCCGGTTAATATCTCATATAACGCTTGAACCCGGTCAACATCCGGGCGAGTTAACTTGCCTGATAAATATGAATGTATCCAATGCACAGATATTGGTCGGCACTTTGAATTGTCCATCAATTCGGTTATTTTTTCGTAAGTCATATGCCGGGGCCGGTCGCGCAGAAGCCTTAGCGTTTCGATTTGAAGCGTGCCGCGCGGGGCAGGATCACACTCAGATTTAGGCGCACCCATTAGATTCCCCCTTGTGTTAAAAAGAGGATACCGCCCATAGATATACGCACCGTGACCTGTCAATAGCGCAAAATATGGGGTTGACAGGTCACGGAGCGATTGCGTAGCGCGACACTCTGACCGGGAAATCTGAAAGGGAATCGCCATGCCTCGCCTTAGCTCTGTCACACGCGGCCTTATCTATGCCGAACGCGCTTCAACCGAACAAAAAACTTTCAACCGGTTGATTGTCTCGTTTGATCGCGTGATCCGAAAGCGACTAATTCATGGAGTTGAATTCTTCGATACCATTCACGAAGAATTCAACCTCGTGCATCCAAACGATGAAGGAAGCGACGACAAAAAGAAATCATCACGTATGACGTTCGGCCAGCTTGGCGAAATCTTTAAGGGAAACCCCTTATTCAAAAACGTCAAATATACAACGACAACGGCAGTCTTGCCGGTTCTGAGCAAAGGGGACATTAAACCCCATTACACCGGTAAACCGGTCATATTAGTTGAAAAAGCCAAGCGTCACGCACTGGTCGCATAACATGATCACACGCGCGCAACTCCTGTTTAATTTTCGATTGGCTCAAATTCGGCTTGATGCCGCGAAGGCAATCGAAATGCGTTGGCGTATGTTGGTTACTGCGACGTTTGATAACGTGCGAATTGGCGCGAATGTGTCAGATGACGGTGCGGTTAAAATGATTGCGCGAGTTGGAGTTAAACTTGACGATAATCGCGATAAAGTTAGCGCGGCAATGAGTAAAATTGCGAGCGAATTCCCGGATATTAATTTTAACGATATTGTTGATTGGAAATACACCATTTCTCAAACGGGCTTTCTCGCGTTGCCTGATGAAGTGCAAACATACCTGTCCGATATTGTGACAATTACACCCGGAACGCCAACCGTGAGCATTGTCGAATGAAAGTATTTTATACGAATGATGCAAATAACCGCTTTTGGTCAATTTTCATTTATGGATTGGCGGGAGCGGGGAAAACACCATTAGCCGCGACATTACCCAATCCTATCATTGTGACATCGGAACCGGGGTTAAGATCGTTACAGGATATCAGAATTCCATACATATTCGGTCGTAACAAAAAGGAAGCAATGGACGCATTGCAATGGATTTGTCAAAGCGCGGAAGCGAGGCAATATCAAAGCGTATTTTTTGATAGCATAAGCGCAAATTCGGAATGGAACCTTGCTGACGAGAAACGCAAATCATCTGATCCGCGCCGTTTCAGTCCCGCGACAACCGCCGCGACGATGGAAATGGTTATGGCCTATCTCGACATCCCGATTGTCGCGCATAAGCATCTGGTTATGACGTGCAAGGCAATGAAGAATACCGAACCGACGCCGGGCAGCTTTCCAATTGAACCGCTTACAGTTGTTCCGAAGTTAGGACCCGCCTTGCCGTATCACTTTGACGAGGTTTTATACCTAAGTCGTCATCGTAACGAACAGCATCAAGAATATGCTGTATTGACGTGTCGAACAAATGACCTTTGTTTGGCACGGGACCGAAGCGGTAAGTTAGACCTATACGAACCACCAAACTTAACACACATCATCAACAAAACGAACGGAGTTGCGTAAATGGCAGCGATCAAAATCGTCATAAGCGGTGAAAGGGGTTCGGGCAAATCAATTACCGGTTCCCTGATCGCCGGTATTCTGAGGCGTCACGGCCTGAGCGTGCATCACGAAGATAGCGCGCCAGAAAGTGACCCGTTATGGAAACAATTGAAAGCGGTTAATCCAACCGTGACAATTGTTGAACACCAAGATAACACCTAACAGGAGCGTAAATCATGGGTTGGTTTGATGCAACACAGATTGATCCGGCAACGGCTCAATCACAATTTCCGATTGGTCGTCACCCGGTCATCATCAAGAGTTCCGCAAGCCTCGCGGTTAAAGACAAACCAAACGAAGGGTTACTCGCATTGACGTGCGAAATAATCGACGGTCCATCAAAAGGTGTGACCGGTGTTTACCGGTTAAACTTGTGGAATTCAAATCCGCAAGCGGCGGAAATCGCCAGCAAGCAATTGTCGGCAATTTGCCACGTCACCGGGGTTTATCAATTGAACGATACCGTTAACCGGTGTTCCGAATTGTTCGGTAAACCGTTTTGCGTTATCGTATCGGCCCAACAAGCCGACGCGCGCTACACTCAGGTTGATGGCGTAACCGACATGGCGGGCAATCCTCCAGCCAAGGGGAATGTGCCTTCGCAAGCCGCACCGCACCCGCAGGCAGCGGCAGCGGCACAAGGTTGGCAACAAGCCGCGCCGTCACAAGCACAACCGCCCCAAGGCGGTCCGAGCTGGCAGCAACCCCCCGCTCAGGCACAACCGAACAACCCGGCACCAGCTTGGGCACAACAACCGAACAACCCGTCGCCAGCTTGGGCGAGGTAATCGACCGTGATCCGGTTTAGTGGGCTAGAGCGAAAAGAGTTAGCCGCGTCCATTAAACAGGACATTGACGACGCTTGTGTGCGCCTATTTGATCAAAGTTACCGAGATCATTTAGGCGCAAGCGTCATCGGGCAGGAATGCAACCGCCGAATTGTTTACGGCTTCCGTTGGATGCATCGTGAACAATTCGACGGGCGCATGTTAAGGTTGTTCAATCGCGGACATTTGGAGGAATTGCGGATTGCAAATTGGTTGAAAGCGGCATCAATTGCCGTTTTTGGCGTTTCACAAGATGGTGAACAAATTCGCATTTCAGCAAACGAACAACATTATGGCGGATCATTAGACGGTGTGGGCAAGCTCCCGCCCAAATACCAGATTGAAATACCGTTTTTACTCGAAATGAAAACGCATAACGACAAACGATTTAAGCAACTTGTTAAGAATGGCGTTCGTATCGCGAAGCCGGAACACTTTATCCAAATGTCATGTTATGCCCAAATGTATGAACTTCAATATGGCATATATTTTGGTATAAACAAGAATGACGACGATATCCACGTTGAAGTGCTGGAAATGGATTGGCAATTAGGCATTAATCACACGGAGAAAGCGCGAAATGATATCTACGCTACGCAATTGCCTTCTCGTATTGCAGCAAATCCCGCCTATGGCACTTGCAAATATTGTCCTATGGTTGGCGTTTGCCATTTGGGGCACAGCGTGGATATTAACTGCCGTTCTTGCATCAATTCTGTGCCGATAAACGATCAGCAATGGTTTTGTAAACACTGGAATGCCACAATCCCTAAAGAGGCAATACCGCAAGCGTGTGGTGAATGGAGCGAATTTAGATGACCCATCCCGAACAAATACAAGAAATGATACGTTTCATTAAGCATACAACGGGAGAAGATGCCAAGGATGACGTATTTTTACCCGCAAAGGTTATCTGTGCGTTAATAGAAACCGTTGAAAACCAATCTAAAAAAATTGAAAGTTTAATTGACGATCTTAACGCATTAATGAAACGAGTTGGACCGCCAATCGTATGAGCGCACCATTTAATCCTCGTTGGTATCAGACCAAAGCGGTAAAATCGCTTTATGATTACTTTGAAAAATTCAACGGCAACCCCTTGATTGCGATGCCCACCGGCAGCGGTAAATCTGGCGTAAATGCGATGTTTATACAAAGCGTGCTATCACAATATCCAAATCAACGAATTTTGTTATCGTCACACGTTAAAGAACTGTTGATTAACAATTATCGCGCGTTAATGCAAATATGGCCTAACGCGCCAGCCGGGATATATTCATCCGGGTTGAAGCAACGGGATTTGTTCGCGCCAATTACGTTTGGCGGTATCGCGTCAATTGTGAAAATCATCGAAGCGTTCGGGCATATTGATCTTTTCATAATTGACGAGTGCCACTTGTTAGGTCCGAATTCGGATAGTATGTATATGCGCGTCATTCTCGCGTTGCGCGAACGCAATCCTAAGCTAAAAGTGATTGGATTAACTGCTACCCCTTGGCGCACCGGTATGGGATTGTTGACAAATGGGGACATCTTTACCGATATCGCATATGATCTTTGCACAATGGATAACTATAAACGATTGTTTATGGAAGGTTATTTGGTCAAGCCGGTTCCCAAGCGAGTTGACAATGAGATTGACGTTAGTAATGTGGCTATATCAACTACCGGGGATTACAGCCAATCGGGCTTAAACGAAGTCACTCGTAATGAAAAAATTACGTGGGCGGCGTTGAACGAAAGTCTTAATAAAAATCCCGATCGGCATTGTCGCTTGGTGTTTTGCACCGGCATAGAACATGCGTTATTAGCCGCTCAAATGTTGAAATATATCGGCTTGCGCGCGGAAGCCGTTCATAGCAAGATGCCTGAGAATGACCGGGACGATATTTTTAAGGCATTTTTCGCGGGCGAACTTGATGCACTGACAAACAACGGTATTGCAACAACCGGAATCGACCATCCGCCAATTGACCACGAAATTATGCTACGCCCAACAATTAGCGTTGGTTTATGGGTGCAAATGGTTGGTCGAGGAATGCGACCATATGAAAACAATGGTTGGGTTAAAGAGAATTGCATCATCTCGGATCACGCGGGTAACGCGCGACGTTTAGGACCGATTGACGATCCTTATATACCGAAGATGAAAGGGAAAGGAAGCGGCGATGCACCTGTTAAAATTTGCCCCGCGTGCGATGCATACAATCATGCGTCCGCGCGAGTGTGCGATTTTTGCGGTGAACCGTTTGAAATTAAAATAGGTTACGTGCCAAAAGCATATGACGATGTAATTATACGTTCCGACCTTCCGATATATGAGACATATAAGGTTGATCATGTATATTACACGCAACATTTACGACGCGACGCAACGCCGGAAACCAAACCGACGATTAAAGCCGCGTATCAGTGCGGCATGTTGCGTTTTCAAGAGTTCATTGCAATTGAAGCTCCGGGGTATATTGGAAAGAAAGCCCGCGATTGGTGGCGTCAACGTTTCTCACAAGAGGGATTTGTCCCGACAACGGTTAATGATGCCATGCAATACATTGACAGATTGGTTGCACCTAAAGCAATCAAGGTTCACGTCAACAAAAAATATCCTGAAATTGTAGGTTATGATTATTGACATGATAGACGTTGAAATAGCTGCACAAATTTCCTCACAATTGATCGACGGGGAAGTGATTGAAATCGTTCTTGACGGTGTAACACATGAAAGGAAACTTCTAGAGCATGTGGGCACATACGGTTTATGTGTTCAAGGTCCGACAAACAAGTTAACCATACCAGTTGAAATGACAACGGCATACAGAAAGGCTGTAGAAATGGCACGTTCACCCTCAATACCGGGCACACCGGCACGTCGTCCCGGCAGACCTGCAAAGACGGGTCCACAAGCTCCCGTAGTGCATCCTGGCACGCCGCCAGGGGGTTGGTTGCCCCCTGGTAGCACAACCGGCCCTAGCCTTGCGCGGGACGTGGCAACGGCTGAAATGGCATTCACGCCGCCAGGGGAACAAACCCTCCCTCAGAGCAAGCCCGCGAGTGCCATAATTCCGGCATCGGTCGAGGTTCCCGTGCAACTCGCGGAAAGCGATGGCGATTGGATTGAAAATGCCGTTGATGAAATGTTTGACGATATGCGATTGAAGTTTAACGCACTGTTAAATGGAATTAGTGCCCAAATGGGAGCGGTATCCGATCAAAATGCGGAAGTTGCCGCCCAACAACCGAAACTTAGGCAATATACGTGTTTTGATTGTGAACACGTTGATATGGACGGAACAGGCAGTTGCGGTAAATTTAAGATGGTTCCTCCAATGAACGTCATCGTTGATCCAAAAACAGAATGCCCCGATTTCTCGCTTGAATTACCGTTTTGATTGGAGTTAGTCACATGGGAACGAAACTAAAACCAGGTAAATTTGATTGCCATGCCAATGCGTTGCCCGACGAACCAATGTTTATATTGTTGGCACGCGATCCTCAATTTGCGGAGCTTGTTCGCAAATGGGCGCAACGTCGCACGCTTGACATTCAATGCGGCGTTTGCCCGGAAAGTGATTACGAAATGGTCGAAGAAGCGTTGAAATGCGCGCAAGATGGCGCAAGATGGCGAAAAGACAACATGAACAAATGGCGACTTACGCCATAGGAGTTAAACCGATGGCACAAATTCACGTCTATACAATCGAACCATATTTCGTTGGTCCCAATCACTCAAAGGTTATGGAACTGACGTTTTTTATTCGTTTTGAAGATGACGATGACCAAATCCTAACGCACAGACCGGCAATTGAAGGATATATTAAACGTCACAGAAATTACAAACCGGAGCAAGCCTATCTTGTTTTGCACCCTACACATACGTTTACGATGAACTATAAAGGGTAAACAATGCCTCGCAAACCAAAACCGGTTTCAGCTCCCGACGATAGATTAAAACTTATCGAAGCGTTGAAGTTTGCGAGCATTGTAACAAAAGACGCGGAAGGTGTGCAAGAATTTGTCTCCATTAAAGATGGATGGATGTTGGCTGAAAACGATACATTTACAATCGGCATACCTGTCGATGTCGCGATTGAATTGTGCCCACACGGAGAACAGTTTCAAGCTGCGCTAAATCAGTGTGGTCCGCAATTTCAATTAACGCAAATTGAAACTAAAGCTCTGTCAATTAAGAGTGGAAATTTTCGCGCACTTGTGCCAGCAATTGAAACGTCACAATTGCCGCTAGACCCGGATGAACCGGTCGCTATGATAAATGATGCATTGGGCGAAGCGTTCAAATCGTGCATCGGCTTTATGAGTAAAGGGGAGCGCATAATCAACACCGCCATATGCGTGCGAGCTAATACAATGGTCGCCACCAATGGCGGAATGTTAATTGAATATTGGCATGGAATTGACTTGCCGGGACCGTTAAACATTCCAAAAAAAACGGTTGATACTGTGATCAAAGCCGGGAAACCACTCGCCAAATTTGGCTTCTCTCAATCAAGCGTTACTTTGTATTTTGATGACAACTCGTTCATCAAAACAAGGTTGGTTGCTGGCGATTATCCAAATTCCGAGCGACTGTTCAATAGCGTTACCGGATCATTCCAATTAATCTGGCCTGAATTTTTTGTTGCACTCAAAGCCATATCGGCATTTGTGCAAAACGATTGCATTTTCTTTCACGATAATTTTCTGGCCTCTCATCGCTCGCTTGATCTGGGCGCGAATTATCGCGTTGAAGGTTTGCCCGGCGGGCACACGTTTAGCGCGGCATACTGGCGCGCTATCGAGCCTCATGTTAAGCGACTGTGCATAGGCGAACATGCAAAGCCGCTGGCGTTCGCGGGCGATCATGCGCGAGGCTTGATAATGGGTAAGACAACCTAAATGGAACGGGAATTTTTCACAACTGACGAATTGCTTGCCAAACGCGGCGGTATATTCACGGCTGACG